GCTTCAGCCACCTGAGGCTTAGAGTAGATAGCTTCACGCGCTTGCTTCATAGCTGCGGCAGCACGGGGGTCTAGCTTGTTAACTGCTTCCTGATCCCCTAGGATAGTGTCCATCTTATTGAGGTTCGCTAGGTTTACGTTAAGCTGATTCTTTAGTGCGCCCTCGCGCTTAGATGCAACTTGGTTAGCCATCTGGTGCAGCTGTAGCTGTGTCTGCGTGTCAGGTGCTTTCGCAGCGGCACCGCGTAAGCCAGCTACGCTAGCGTCGAAGTCTTCTACACGACCGAGGTTAGCGTTCTTCTCCGCCTGCTGGAACATACCCATAGCATCCTGCATGTTCTTCTGAGCGGCCTGCTCCTTCTGCATAGTGGCAGCCATAGAGCCCATCTCCATAGCCTCACGATTCTTACCTGTGTCGTGGTACCACTGTGCGTTACGCTTGATGCTCTCTGGGTCATTCATGTCCAGATCAGGCTTAGACATACGCTCGATGTTCCCACCAAGTCTATCTATATTCTCCTGCGAGATACCAGCCCGTAGAGACCCACCGATCTGCGATAGCATACCGCCTAGATTAGCCGCTTGATTAGTTCCTGCCATGATAATCCCCTTAACCGAACCAGCTGCCGATAGTTTTAAAGAAGCCTTCGTCGGCGCTTCCTAAGCCACCCAGAGCAGTCATACCAGCGCCGAACAAACCAGAATACAGATTACCAGCGGCCATGTCTGCGTTAACTTGCGATTGAATACCGCCAAGACCCAGCTGAGCGCCAAGGTTAGCTCCTGTAATCTGACCAGTCTGTGCTAAGTTAGCGTTGTTCTGAGCTACCTGCATCATATTCATTTGCTGCTGCATAGGCAAGAAGCTAGTGTTATATGCGTTCTGTCCCGTAACACCGAACTGATTAGCCATCTGAGCTTGGTTTAACATTTCTTGCTGACTTTGGTCCATCGCTTGGAAGGCAGCAGCGTTAGACGCTTGTGCCCGTGCGCGGGCCATAGCAGCATCCTCAGCCGTTCCGCCAAACTGCGAACCCCTGATACCCCCTCGACCTTGAGCGTACTCACGGGCCTGCTGAGCGGCTTGCTGAGCGTCTAGCATGGGGTTCTGCATAGCCATAGCACTGTCGTAAATCTGTTGCTCTCTCGCCCCACGATCCATCATTGCGTTTTGCATAGCCTGCTGTGAGGCAGCCATGTAACCACCAGAGGCATCCATCATGCCCTGATCAGGACCCACACCGAAGTCAGTGGAGCCGTCAGCGTTGACGTTAGATGTGCCTAAACCAGTAGTGACACCATAGCCTTTAAACGCTGTATCCTGCTGCATCTGTCCAGCAAGGTCACCCATCTGGGCTGCGGCTGCGCTACCTGTTTTTCGTATGTCGTCCGCAACGTCTAAGCCACCGGCAATACTACCTAGACCTCCCAACAAACTAAATAATCCGGCCATTAGTTGATTCTCCCAAGCAGTGTCTGTACATTAATTTCTTGAAGCGAGCAGCTGTTGCCCGCAATATCTACACGAAGACCAATAACTACGTTCTCTCCGCTTCCTTTAGTGTTAATTTTATACCGCCTAACGGTAGATTGCTGCGCTCCAAACTTAGCAGAGCTAAACTTGCCCTCATCGTATAAAGCAGCAGGCGATGCGTCTACAATAAATAGTTTAACGCGATCTGTAGAATTCACATCATAGCCCCATCCAGCGTATGCTGTTGAAGGAGCCTCTGTAGCCGCCAGCGTAAAGTCTATCTGCTTCAAGAACTTAAAGTTAGCAGGCTGTCCAAAGTTTAAGAACATGCTCTGGTAGTGCATTTCGTACGGTTGGTTGTCATACTGCATGTAGCCGTCATACCGCAGCATACCCTTATTGTCTTGGTTAGCCGCTAGGAAAATCAATGCCTCCCCCTCCGACTCCAAGTAAACCGAACGGTTAAAGCGACAGTCTGTCCATCGAGTAACCTTAAGACCACCCGAAGGTGAAGGCATGCTAGTCTCCATAACATAGGCTTGTCTACCAGACGGGAACAGTAATACTACAATACCCTCTGATGCCCAGTAGTCTAAGGAGATTTCAGATTTATCAGTAGTCTTAGCAATAACCTGTGTAACATCACGTCGGACGTTTAACGTCAGGTCACCCATAGGCACTGACTTTTCTTGAATCGTACGCCCTGCTGATCTTATACCGGAGTCATCTACAAACAATAGGTCTGAACCTATGTTAGTTGTAGCGTCTCTAGATACCAGCCCTATGTTAGGGATAGCGTCCTGTAACTCAAGCCCACCAGCGTCAGCAGGGTCTGCTGAAGCGCCTGTGTACACAAGAATAGACTGACGACCAAAGATAAACAGGAAGCCGTTGTGCGCTTCTATACCAACAATACGATCAATGCCATTAGGCCAATACTGTGCTACGTCAATAATACCCGAAGTGTTTTGTGCGTCTGTAGGAACTGCTTTACCGTCATACCATTGAGTAGGTAAAAGCAAATCGCTGTAGTAAATTGTCTGGTAGTCGTTATTAACTCCTGAAACCCACAAGCGTCCGTAAGCAGCACAACCTACGTCACCATTAATAGTAGCCGCAATAGTTCCTGTGTCGTCCTGCGGAGACAAGAAGCCAGCGGCCTGAGACAAAGCTGTAGCTGACGTACCGTCATACACTACAATGTCATTACCTTTACTTAAGATGTACACCTTTTCATTAAAGGCTAATATCTGTGCATTCTTAAGATTTTCAGGGGTAGTAAGCGTAGGCAAAGATATTTCGTCTAACTCAAAAGTACCGCTTCTAGCTACTGACTTACATAAAAAGTAATCACTTTGAAGCTCTGCGTTAGAGCCGTCTACTTGAGTTACGCTAACGATAGTGAGAATCTCACGCGTCCCTCCAACAACTGCTGTGCCTATTGTGTGTGTTACGTAGCTTTCAGAGACAGCCCCAGGCGCAGGAGTAAACACCACGTTAATAGCTGTAGTGTCTTCAGCCCAAGCCTTACGTGCCCCAATACGCCCTAGTTGATCGACCACGCAGTTAGTACCTAATGTACAGTAGCCAACCTCTGGAGTTAACGGGGAGTCTTCGGTGTTAATACCGTAGAAGCCCGGCGCTGATATTGTAATGTTCTGCTGTTGCTGAGCCATTAGTTTGCATACCAGTCATAGTCATATTGGTTTAACGCTGCATCATTAGCGATAGCGTTACCTAAGTATTCTTTAGCCATACCAAAGACTTCAGCAGCAGTCTGACCCCCAACCTCACCCCGCTCCCTTAACGCAAAGGCTAAGGCATAATAGACCACAGGTTGTTCTGGTACATTTAGCTTGTCTGAATCTAACGACAGATCATCCTGCTTTAGGTAACCGCTTACTGTTAAGTTAGATACAGCACTTGGCGTAGGATGCAGTAGTACTCTAACGTCTCCGTTACTATCTAACCCATTGATAGAATAATAAGAAGGGGTATCATTCGGAGTAACTTGAGATCTTAGGGCGGACATTTTGTGACGCGGTAACTCCTTAAGTGCTACTCCGTCATCTCGGTAGATATAACTTATATTAGCAGATTTTCCAGCTCCCGTCAAGTTTATGTAAGGCTCACCTACCACCGTAGGGGTAGTCCATTCATAGACCAATCCGTTCCAATTATGCGCCCCTTCAACCATACGCTTAGCGTCGTTAACAAAGTCTTTTACTAAGTCTACAACAACGTCATCTGATGTTTGAAGAGAAGCAACCGTGTCTTCTCTCATTAACCGAAGCACCTTGTTACAGATTTCTAAATAGGTCACGATAGCATTCCTCTTGCTTGTTGTACGTAGTTCACGTAGGGCGTTAACTGAGCTGCTTCCTGTGGGCTTATGTTTATGTAATCGAACAGTCCCTGTGGGTCACTGCTATATGCCGTAGGACTCATGTCTACATCAGGTAGATCCGGTAAGCTCGGTAGGTCTAGGTCTACATCAGGGAGCTCTGGCCCGTCTATATCCGGTCCGTCTATGTCCAGATCCGGTAAGTCTACGTCCGGCAGATCTACGTCTACATCCGGTAAATCCACATCCACGTCTGGTAGGTCAATGTCTACATCAGGTAGATCCACATCTGGTAAGTCTAGGTCTATATCCGGCAGCTCCGGTAGGTCTATATCGGGTAGCTCTACGTCTGGTAGTTCTATATCCGGCAGCTCCGGCAGGTCTACATCTGGTAGGTCTATATCAGGTAGATCCGGTAGGTCAGGCAGAGTACCAACGTCTATGGTAACCTTATCCTTATCGTCTTCCCCGGAGCCGTCCTCGTAGGTAATGTCAAACTCGTCCGAGCCCCAGTTGATAGTTACATCTGGTAGCTTACTGTCAATCCAGTCGAGTACTGAGCTATCGCCTAGTTCCACACCCGGAGGAAGCAGGAAGTCTAAGTCACCGCCTTCTCTGTGGTACTCCCACAGCATCTTAGCGACGTCACCCATGTCACCTTCGCCAGTTAGAGCAGCATTCCAAGCACCTGCGATGAATGGATCTAATGCTTCAATAGGTATGTTGGACTGTCCGTCTTTGAACCAA